GGCGGCTGGCGCCTTGACGGTTGTAGTGCCAGGCGCAACGGCTTCTACCGCACGAACAACACCACGTTGCACAAATTCAGGCGTGACAGCCTGAACGCCTTGCTTTACAGCCTGGCCAGCGTAACCGGCTTCGGTTTTGACAATTTGGCCAAGTTTGGTTTGACCGGCTGCTTTGACGGCTGAAGGCGTGGCCAACAATAACGTGTTCATATACGACTCAACGTCGGCCTTCGGCAAACCAGTTTCTTTGGCGATCACATCGGCGCCTTTGTCCATGTTTGCGCCAATGTAATTCATCAATTGCTGGCTGGCTTCGCCTTTGTATTCGGGCGTTTCGGAAACGCCAAAGGCACGGCCAACAACGTTTTTGGGGCTGGTAGTTTCGGCTTTGGCTTTTTCGGCTGCGGCTTCAGGCGACATTTGTGTGCCGTAATAAGCCCGCGCCACCGGATAGGCCAGCACGTCCAAAGTTCCGGTCAACGCATTGATTCCGGTATCTGCCAGGCTGGCGGCTGCGCGGCCCTGGCCACGGAAAAATTCGCCAACCTTACTGGCAACCTTGCCGCTTGTTTTTTCAACAATGCCTGGTTTGGGCGGTTCGGGATTTTTAAATGCGTCGTTTACCGCGCTGTTAATGTCCTGTTCTTTAATGCCGGAAAATTCGGTTGTAGATGGTGACGACGATGCTGGCGCGGGCGCCGTTGATGTGCCGCCCGTTACTTTTTGAACGTAACTGGTTGGGTCTTTGGTCACAAACCCGCCGTAATCTTTCAACGCCAAATCGACGTTGCCGCCGTGTCGCTTGGTCAATTGTGTCAAATATGTCCTGGCGGCTTCGCGTGATTCGTTTTCGTCAAACGGGTTAAATTTCACGCCCTGTTTGTGCAACATTTGGACAGTTTCAGGCAAAAACTGATATGGCCCCATTGCCTTGGTTTCTTTGTTGACGGCAAAAGGGTCTTTGCCGCTTTCAACTTTTCTCAATCTGTCCAGCAATTGATCGGAAATAACTGACGCCTGATTGGCTTGCGCCGGTGCGGGGGCTGGCGCGGCCGCTGGCGCTGGTCGTGATTTGACTTTTGTGCCAAAGGCGTCACCCACCGCGCTGTCAATTTGCGATGTATCAAACAGTTCGATGGCCATTATTTACCCCCAACCAGTTTTTGCATATCCCCGATTTTGCGAACCAAGTTTTGGTAACCAGGCGAATTTGGGCCGCCCGCTTGCGTCACCACTTCGCGGATGGCTTCCTTGTCGCTGTTTCGCATGGCATCGTACAAACGAATTGCGTTAATGCCGTCGGCGCCCAATGTTTGTGTCCAACGCTGTTGGAATTCAGTGGACGAAAACGGGTTCTTTGTGCGATTAAACGCATTGTCAACGCCCTGGTTAAACAATTCCGTGCCGGTGGTCAATGCGCGGTTTACACGGGCTGTTTGCTTAATGGCTGGCGCTGTCCATTCCGTTGTGCCTGAAATTTGGCCAGCAATTGCGCGGCCAGCATCCGTGCCGCCCAAACCGGACGTTTGCGACAATGAAGCCGTTTGCATTGCCATGTAATGGCCCAACTGATTCAAATTGGTTGCGTTGTCGCTGGTGAATGGAAGTCCAGCGTAACCGCCGGTCAACGAACCAATAAAGTTTGCGCCCCGACCGGTAATAACGTCGTCGGCCAACTTGATAATTTGATTGTTGTTGAATTGCTGTACGGGCGCTTGCGCGGCTGCATTACGAACAGTTGCGCGAAGGTTTTGTGCGGCTTCTAAAGTCACACCGGTTTCGCCAGCGGGCATACGTGCTGGCGCATTAGCCAATGGTTGGCCAGGGGGCGGCAAAGGCATTGGGCCACCAACAACGGGGGCGGCTGGCGCTGGAACATTGACGGGCGGGCGTGGTGGCTGCATTTGACCAGCGCCAGGCACTTGCGGCTGCGGTTGAACAACATTGCCACCCAACGGCGTGGGCATTCCACCAGGCATTTGGCCAGCGGGCACACCGGCGGGAATTGTGGTTTCGCCCACAATATTGCCCCTGGCGTCGCGCACGTAATACGTGGGATTGTTGTTCATGTCCACGCGGCCGGTTGGTTCACTTTGGCCACCTGGCGCCACTTGCGCGACAGCCAACGGAACCTGGCCAACTTCCTGGCGTGGCGGCAAACCAGCAACGGAAGGCGTGGTGACGGTCGGGAACGTGGCCGCACCAGTTCCAATCGTGCCAGGTTGCTGACGGAATGCGGTTTCTTGTTGGGGAATGTTTAACAGCGTTTGTGCGCCACGTTGGGCCAATTGATCCCAAGGCGTTTGTTCAGGCAATTGATTCCAAATTGTTTTGTATGAATCTACCAGTCTCCCCAAATCGGGATTGTTTGGATTGGTCTTCACCAAATCATCCAACGCGCCCAAATACGTATTTTTGTCTTTAATGCCAGCCTTGCCCAGAATGTTGAAAGTTTGACCAACCAAATTTTTTTGTTCTTGTGTCAAACCTTGCTTTGCTGACTTGGCTTCAATTTCAGCCTTGGACATGGTTGTGTATTTTTGCAACATATCCGTATAAGTCCTGGGCGCCAACTGCGGAAGGATTCTTTTTGCTTTTTCAATGTCCAGGCTGTTATCGGTCATAAAAATATCGGGGTTTGCAAACACCGCATTTTGAACACGTTTTTGCTCTTGATTGGCAATGTCTTGTTGTTCAAGCGCAATTTGGCCGCTTTTGTAAGACTGAACACCGCGGCCAATGTTGACCATATCGGCCAGCGACAAATTGGAAACGGGTTTGATTTGTCCGGCAACTGGTGTGATGTTTAGTTCCATGATTTTTTCCTTATCCTAAAAGCGCGTACATCATGCCAGCGTTGCCCAATTGGCCAATGGTGTTTCCATAAGCATTTGCAGCGCCGATTTGACCGGATGCCAAAGCATTTGCGCCAGCAACGCCCAATTGGCCAATGTTGGTTGCGCTGCCCATCATGGTGTTGGCAACGTTGGTTCCAAGTGTTCCGGCAGCCGCGCCAGCACCAGGTTGCATTTGGCCAATGTTGGCCACTCCCGACAAGGTGTTGTAAATGTCGCGTTTTTGCTGCATCAACTGCGGCAGCGCCGTTCCCATTGTGTAGTCGATGGCAAACTTTTGACCAGCGCGTTGAACGTTTGATCCACCGCCGCCGACGTTCATGCCTTGCATGGCGCCGCCGGTTCCTTGCTGCACGGCAAATTGGTAACCAGGCATATTTTGAATGTCTGCCGCGGTCACGGGTGAGGTAAGGGACGGCAACATTTGATTAAGTTTTGTCAGCCCCCCATAACCCGCTTCCCTATAAGGTTGGCCAAGTTCCAATTGCTTTTGGAACATTTCCTTTTGAAAGGCAATGGCATCTTGACCCGTCATATATTGCAAACGGGCCGCATCGCTTGTGGCGCCCGCTTGCATGGCTGCCGCTTCTTTGGCCGTGCTGGCTTGATTCACGCCGCCGCCAATCATGCCGCCAATACCGGCGCCAATTGCTGCACCGGCCAACGTACCGGCCACACCGTAGCCTAAAGCGCCCCCGATTGCTGCTGCAACGAATGTCATATCATTCCCCTTCTAATTTTTTCATCTCGTCGATGATGTATTTCAATTTATTGCCTGAATCAAACATCGACGTTTCATCCGGCTCAACCAGTTCCAATTCGATCTTTTCCAATTCGGTTTCTTCCGTTTTGTGGATCGTTACCCCAATCGAATCTTGGGTGGCCAGGGTTACCCGTTTTGTTCCAGGCTTGCATTCAACAACGTCGCCAGCCTGAAGTTTTTTCATTCCGCTTTCAGTCCACGCAATTATCTCGCCTTTGGCACATAAAAAGAAGTGCGGGTGTTTGTGAACCTTGCCAACAATCAGCGTTCCGGCTGGACGATACACGCGTCGGCAATACATCCCAGGCACAAAATAATGCTCAGTTTGCAATTCAGCCTGGGGCATCTTGACCATTTCGGCTTGCAGCCGGTCAATTTGATCCCGTGTAGGCGATGAAATGACTTCGTTCAAAACGTACCCCCGCCAATTCCGTTCAGGGCCGTCAAACTGGTAAATTTGCCCGCTGCCGGTGTTGTCAGGCCAATTGTCGAATCATTGATTACCGAATCGTTAATCGTCACGCCGCTTATTGCGCCGCCTGTAATCACAATGTAAGCAACCGTGGCCGACAAAATATCGGGGCTTTGCAACCAAATCGTCCATTCCCTTGACGGCCTTTTGGTTTGCTCATCAAGAAACGGCGATTGCGGAAACCGCAAATTGCTAAATGAAGATGGATTGGGGGCAACCATTAGTTATCTCCCACCGACGCCTTCAGGTTTGCGGAAACAATCACGGCTTTGATTGGATCGGTCACCGCCACTTCAAAAATTCGGTCACGCGACCAGCCAAGGCGGCGCCAAATGGCACGGTTTTGATATTGGCCAATTTTACCAATAGTGATCCAATGTTCGTTTGACCAGGTAGAACCGCCATCATTTGACCAACGCAACATGGCCTGTGGGTCTTCGCCCTGGCCGGTGGTCAGCCCAACGCCAGGCTGAAATTGAATTTGAAATTCATCAAAAAACTGGCGCTGCAAATCCGAAGTCAAATGAACAGCACGGCGCAAACGACGAATTGTTGAACCGTTGTCGGTATATACCGCATTGTTTAGGCTGTAAATTTTGCCATTTTCAAAATCACCAACCAGGTTCTTGCCAGCAAAAAACGCATAACAATTTGACCGGTGGCGATAGTAATTTCCAGTATCAGCATCCCAGGAAAGCCATTTGTGCCATTGCTGCGTGGCCAGGTCATAAACCCAAGTCAAATCAATTGAAGGAAACGTAACCACATACATTTCATGGCCTTCAATTTGATAGGTATAAGCCACCGCGTCGGACACGTCCACATCAACCAGGCTGTTTTCAACCGCATGGGTGGAAGTTCGCACAAAGGTGTAACCGTTTACGGCGCCAATGATGGCCTGGCCGCGGGTGTCGCGGCTTACAAACATAAACGATTCACCAAACCTGGCCACGGAATATTGGGCCGCGCAGCCGTGCTGCATGGACGTGCCACTAATTCGTTGAAACGGAAAAGTCGTTAAGCCGGAAATTGTGGTTCCAACGTCCACCCAAACTTCGGTTGTCACCTCGCCAAGTAAATAAACCTGGCGGTGGTCAACAATCAAAGTCACCAGGTTGTCGGGGGAACCGTCTTTGCTTCCGTAGTTACCCGTAGTGGTAACCGCTAGGCCAAGGTTGGTTGCAGCCCAATTTTGCGTTCCTGGCTCGTTGTAAATGATGTATGAATCCACCGTGTCGGTGGCGGTCGCGCCTTGCCAAAGTCCGTCAGTTGGAAGCACCGAAGCAAACGTGTTGCTAGATGCAATCCAAGTATATCGGTTTGCACCATCGACAATGTAAGCGGTCAATCCGTTGTTTGTGGTTACGTTGTCAGTAATATCTACCTGGCCAAAATTAGTAGCCAGCACCCCAATTTGTGTTGCCACAAAACTGGTATTAACTCTATAAACCAAACTTCCAACAACAACAACCAAATATTGACCACCGGACAAAGCCCGCATTCCACGCACTTCGGCAGCCGTCAGTTGCAATTCTTCAACAAGTCCAGGGGTTGGGTACAACGCAACAACGCCGCGGCTTCCAGGCTGCTTTGTGGGGTCAATTTCAGGGTAAAAATTGATGCACTCTTGCGCGTCCTGATAAATTGACGGGGCTTCGTAAGAAGCGCCTACGAAACCAAAGTCAGGCATTATGCAAATCCCCCATCCATGATGAAACCGGCATCTTTCGATTTGCCCATCAACAACGTGTCAGGATAACGCGCCACTTGCGGCGGGCGCATATTGGTACGCTTAATTGTTGCCTTTGCCTGGGCTGCCAACGAATTTATCATGGCCATTTGAACCTGGTTCATCTTGCCGTACATAGGCAGCAAACGTTCAGCCAAACACCAGCGCAACGCGTTGATGTAGCCAGGCGGCAAAGCAATGTCGTTGGTTTGCGCGGTAAACGTGCGGAATTGCGTATAAGCAAAAATGTGCATTTCGCCCTGGGCGGGGTTTGGCCAAACGTAAATCGTGCCAAGGTTTTCGCTTGCCTGGTAATAAAGACCCTTTGGCCAAGGGCCGTTCAATTGCTTCAGGCCAATGGATTCGTATTGTTCCAAGGCAAAAATTGCCACGGGATAGTCCAAGCCGCCGCCATAAATTGGGGCGCCATTGCTGGTTGTGGTAACGCGCACAAACGCGGATTCAATGGTCAACGGTCGTTCGTAATAACCCGAAATTGGGAAAGGCGTAACAGTTCCCGTCATTGCAACGCTGCCAACAGTTTGTGATGCTGAAACGGTATAAGTACCAACACCGCCCGATGCCGATATAACTGCGGTAATCGTAGTTCCGATAGTGACGCCGGTTCCGCTGACAACGCAACCAACCCCCAAATAACCAACAGAAATGGCACTTACCGTAAGTGTGGTTCCGCTGATTGACCCCGTAAAAATAGGATTTGGCGTTGTAGCATTTTGGCTCAATGTATAAGTTCCAGCCTCATTGACATTGCCACCGCCGCCGCTGTTAAAGTTCACAATTGTGGTTCCGGCTGCAATGCCAATTCCCGTCAACGTTTGGCCAATTGTGATGGCGCCTGAAGTCACACCATTCGACGGAATGGTCAGGGTTGTGCCGCTGATTGAACCGGTAAACGTGCAACCAACCTGGCCACCTGGGCCAATGGTGTATTGCGTTTGGTTTTGGACAACCGGAAAAATGATTTCGGTTTTGTAAAAAACCATCATGTTTTCGTTCGACCATTGGGCGCACATATCGTTCAGCATATCGAAGCCGTCTTGGGCTTCGTCAGCGGTTGGAACCTCACCGGCAGCCAACGCGCCAATGTCCTTCATGGCGCGGGTAACAATGTCAAATGGCGTGGTCATTTCAAACCTCGGCTTTCGCTGCTTCCTGGGCTGCTTGATAGGCCGCAATCACTTCAGGCGTATGCGTCGCAGCGCAAATTGCTTGAACCTTGGGATTTTCGGCGCTGTAATCATTGCCTGGGGTGACAATGTGCCGATGCAAAGAATTGCTAATTTGTTTCCCGTTTTCCAAAATTGCAGTTTTGGTTCGCACTTGTACGCAACCGTTTTCAACAATTTCAATCAAGTCAACAATGATTTGTTTTTCAAGCATGATGGTTTCCTTATACGATGTAACTTGCTTGGAATGTAATAGTTCTTGTGGCGGCTGGAAAATCACTTCCAACCATATCGCCAGCACCAGATCGATTTTGGTCTTTTGTAAATCGCACAAAATTGTTTGTTCCAAAAAAAGCAGAGTATGAGGCGGTATCTGCGCCGCCACCATTATTTATTCCAACGTAAAAAAATCCGCTATTTACTGATGGCGTAAATGGAAGGCCCGACATCCACGCATAGTCACCAGTTGCCGATTGTTTTGCCGTGTATGTATAACTACATTGAATATTTACCAATCGTCCAATTCTTGTGTAATAACCAACGGCAGAAGATGAAGTCCAGTTATCTACACCACCACCATTCGCAGACATAAGCGGCGTCCAGGTTCCTTCCTCGTAATCCGAAAACAATTCACTTGTGCCGGTTCCAGGCGTCGCAGAAAAATCAACGCCTTTGCCGCTACTGACAACCAAATTGCCTGTGCTTAAAGTTACATCCCCCACCAATGTTGGGGTTGTAATTGAAGGGCTTGTGGAAAACACCAGGTTTGTGGTGGTTGTACCCGTAGCACCCGCCGCGGAATAACCCGTAATATTGTTGAATGATGTGATGCTGGCGGTGGATGCGTTTGTGCCGCCATTGGCAACGGGTAAAACGCCCGATATGTGCGTTGTAAGGCCAATTTTTCCGTAGGATGGGGCAACCCCCACGCCGCCCGAAATCAACGCGTTGCCGGTGGCCACATCGGCCAATTTTGACAACGCCGTGGTGGTGGACGCATAAAGAATATCACCCACCGCATAAACGGTTTGGCCAGTACCGCCAGCCGTGGCCGGAACGGTTTTCCAACCAATCACTTGAATGGCGTTGGCATTGTCTTTGTAAAACAGTTTGCCATCGGTGATGTTGATGGCAAGTTCCGACCCCAACGTGCTATTGGTCAAATTTGCAACCAAAGGCGCACTTGCCGCTGTGCTGCTGCTATAAATCAGAATCGGCGTGAAACCAGTTTGGGCCATTTTGTTTTCCTTACCAGTTAAACCCAAGCGTCAAGACAAACTTTTTTCACTTCTTCAGGAAAACCGCTTATATCTTGATTTTTGTAAATGACGTGCCGATGATAAAAACAAGATGTTAATTTGTTTTCTTTATCAAAAATGCTTTGCACTTCACGGGCTTCAACCACGCCACCGCCAAGATGCTCAATCATGTCAAAAGTTTTGATTGTTTCCATGATTTACCCTTATGTTTGGAATGCAACCATTGTGCCTTCAATCGTAATTGCAGCACCAAGGTCGCTGTTTAAAAGCGGTGAAGCGCCACCGTTTTGATACATATAAACACCGTTGCCCGTTGTGCCCGACCCCAACAAAGCCAAACCACCTGATTCACCTGTGATGGTCAAAGTTGCTTGTTTTACGGCAATGTTTGTTCCAGTTGATGTGCCACCCGAAAAGGCCAAACCAAAAGGCCAGCCTCGCAAATGTGCGTAATCGCCAGCAGCCGCAGAACCTTGGTTAGTGGTAACAATTCTAAATTGAGCAATAATTTGTCGCCCAACTTTTGTATAACTACCATTCTGCGTTGTCATAGTCCATAAAACAGCCGAACTATCACCAATAGTTGGTGTCCAAGTACCTTCCTCGTAATCATCCAACATATTTGCGTTGGCAGATAAATTAGGGGACGCTAAAAACAATAATTGGCCGTTTTCTTGCGACCATACATATTTCAATGTGTTGTAATTGTTGGTTGATTTTGGTGACTGGTGGATTACCACTTGACACAAAGCAGTATCATCAAAAAATTCAACATATTCATTAAAATATGGTAAAACTTCTCTGCTTACGCTTACATCAACAATGCTTCCAGCCGCAAAATAAAACAGATTTAAAGATGCCCCAATGCCTGGAACAGACGAATTCATAATCAATCGACTTGAATAACAAAACGTCCAATAGGCTGTTAAGGCTTCAGCATAAGGCGTGTTAAGCGTAAACGCCGAATTCCTAAAGTTAAGTCCAATATTTGAACCTTCAGTAATAATTGCATTAATTACGCCATTTGCATAAAGTGTATAAAGTCCCGTAGTTTGCGTTAAGTTTGCAGTTGGATTTATGTAAGGGATACCAGCATCGCCCGTGTAATAAAAATATGGCGTTGTCATTGCCGTAGAACCAACGGTAATGTAAGCCTCATCAATTTGAATGTTGTTTATGTCATTGGTCAAAGCAATGCCAACGTTACTGGCTTGAACGTTAACATTACGAATTGATGCGCCCCAAGATGCTTGAGCAACAATTCCATATCTACCACAAAGCACTTCAACGTTGTTGATGTTAAAGCCAGGCGATCCAGCCATGCGAACGCCCGTGATAACGTTTGCGGCTGTTCCCATTGCCGTAACACGCAAATGTTCAATCGATGGGCTGTGCGTTGGGTTAATTGTGTTGCTTCCAATTTCACCACCATTAACATTTGTAGTGGATGATGGTCGCAAACCAGTTGCCGTTATAAATCCGACCGAATCAATTACGATTGTATTTGGTGTTGCAAAATCAGCATAAATTGTTGATGCTGCATTTACGTTTGCAGTACTTGAACTAAATGCAAACGATGCACCAGCCATTGTCCCAAGCAATCGAACACCTTTGGTCAAATAAATTGTTCCAGTAACGCGATATTTTCCTGGTGGGAAAAATACCGTTCCTCCTTGCGTATAAAAAATATTGCTATTGTTGGCGCTGAGGTAATTGATTGCGTTTTGAATAGCCAACAAATCGTCAGTAGAACCATCGCCAGTTGCGCCAAAATCTTTAACGCTTACAAATTCAGCCAATTTTGTATTGACGGTTCTTGCAACAGCATTACTTAAAAATCCCGATGAATTAGATTGTTTAAAACCAACCAGCGCATCGCCTTTGGCATTGTCGGTTGTGTTTGCCAAATCAGCATAAACGGCGCTGTTATCGTTAATACCTGGCAAATTGTCATAAGTTCCAATAAGGGTATTGCTTGCATCTTGCAAAACAAATTTGTAAGTGGCCCCCGTAGTCAACCAAATTTCTTGCGGCGTTCTTCCGGCCGAATCCAAAATAATTGGATTGCTGTTTGCAATAGAACCGGCGCTTGTTGTATATGTTGCTTGTGGCGTAGATGTTCCGGCGACATAGGAATAAATTTTCCCGCCCGCCAAAGGAACACCATCGTTTGAAAACAATTGTGCGCCAGCGCCAGCAAATGATGATAAATTGACTGTCATTTTTATCCCTTTAAATCCGGTGTGAACGTTTGGGGCGCCCAAGGTAGCGGTGTGACGCGCTGCGCTTTTAAAGCGGCCAATTGTTCGTTTAGGCGCTTTTCAATCATGTTGGCGCCGTCTTGTATTGTTTCGGCCTGAATCCAAGCCACGATCATGTCTTCCGTCACATTTGCAAACGCAACATTCAGTTTTGGTTCTTGGAACGTCCAAAAACCCTCCGTTTCAACAACCAAATCCTTATCGCTGACGGATATAAAATATTTTGCTTGGGTAATCAGTTCCCCGTTTGGTGAATCAATGCCCAAAATTTTCCATGTTGCCATTAAAAGTTGCCCCCGCCAGTTCCACCGGTCATGGTCAAAACGCCTGTTGATGGATTAAATTTCAGTTTAGTCGAAGACACCTTTACCGGCAAGTTTCCGGTTGTGGTTGTCACCCAGGTTGGATACATTTCCGCGGCCGTGGTTGTGTCGTCGGTGATGCCCACATTTGTTGCGTTTGTTGCGTTTGTTGCACTTCCCGCGCTGCCGTCAATGTTTACGCCGGTCAACGATTGGCTGGCGCTGCTGCGATTTAACGCAATCGCCGTTGTGCCAATGTAAACCGTTGAATTGCCCAGGACGCCCGAAGGAATCGTGCCGGACAGTTGGCCAGCCGGAACGTTTGTCAGGCTGGCGCCCGATCCGCTAAACACCGTGGCCAACAATGTGCCGGTAGAAGGGTTGAATTGGAATTTGGTGGACGACACATATTGCGTGGTCAAGTTGCCGGTTGTCTGATCGGCAAACAGCGGATACCTGGTTCCGTTTGTGGTTGTGTCGTCGGTCACCGTTGCGTAAGCCACCGGCGTCACCCAGGTCGGGGCGCTGGCGCCGTTTGACTGCAACACCTGGCCAGCCGAACCGGTTGAACCGGACACGGCCAATGTGCTGCTGAAATCAATCGTCGTAAATTTGCCTGTTGATGCCGTAGTCGCACCAATGGACATATTGTTGATTGTGCCAAGGCTGGTCGGGGCAATTTCAATTGCACCCGTTCCTGTTGGCTTCATGTGAACGTGGCCGGTTCCCGTAGGGCTTATGTCAATTTGCGCGTTTGCGCCGTTGATGTTTGTGGAAACATCCAAAGTCAAATTATTGCCACCACCAGCACCCCATTGCAATTGGGCCGTGCCGCCTGAATTACGCAATGCACCGCCAGCACTTGTGGCAGCGTCAAAATAAGGGCCAACAAACTTGGTTGTGGCCGTGATTGTTGTGCCTCTGACTGTGTTTGCAGTCGTTCCACCAATTGCGGGGGGCGCCGACAAATCCAATGTGCCGCCCAAAGTCAAATTACCGCTGGTGGTAACCGTGCCGGACAAACTGATTCCCGACACCGTACCCGTGCCGCCAACCGACGTGACCGTGCCAACCGTGGGCGTTGCCCAGGTCGGAACACCCGCGGCCAAGGTCAACACCTGGCCATTTGTTCCAACAGCCAGGAAAGAAGTGGCGCCAGCGGCCGTTTGATATGGAACCGAACCCGATGCACCACCGCCCAAATTTGTGGCCGTGGTGGCCGTTGTAGCCGTCCCCGCGTTGCCTGAAACCGAACCGGTGATTGTGTTTGTCACGGTCAAGTCCAGCAAAGTCCCCAAACCGGTAATTCCGGTGTAAGAACCCGACAACCTGGCGTTGTCAATTGTGCCGCTGGTTATTTGGCTTGCTGCAATTGCAATGCTGGTGCTGGCCGCCAAAGTTAATTGGCCCTGGGGGTTCACGGTAAACGTGGCCACCTGGTAAGCCGAACCATAAGCGGCCGCGGTCACCGCGGTGTTCGTGATGCTGAATGTGTTGCCGGTAAGGGTTAATCCTGTACCAGCCAAATACGAACCGGCGCCCGAAAACTGCGACCAGGTGATTGGTGTCACGTCAATTGTGCCGCCTTGGTTGGATGTGCAAACCCAACCGGTATCACTTAGGGTTGTCCCTGATTCGATAAACGTGAACGCGCTTGGCACTTCCGACCAAACGTTCATGTCGCTGGTGCGTGTCCATCCGCTGGCGCTGGCTGCATAAATGCCGTTTTCAGCCTGGGCGGTTTGATTTTTGACCAAGATGCGGTCGCCCGCGGTCAGCGTGGAAACCCAATCGCCACCAGCCTGGACAGCCAAGCCGGACAGCGTGATGTTGTTTGTGGTCGCGTAAACGCACGACGCTTTCACGTCCAAGCCTTGGGCAACCGAATCGACGTAAGCCTTATTTGCAATGTCGGTGTCGGACGTGGGCGACGTGGCCACCTGGCCGGTGACGGCGTAAATGCTGGTGAAATAACCGGCTGCTGGCGCGATTCCACCGATCACGGACGAATCAATTGTGCTGTCGGTGATGGTCAAACCCGATTGGATCGGATCAATAGGCGGGAAAAACAAAGTCCCCGCGGGGCCGACGAACGAAATTAAATCAAACGTCGGTTCAGGTTGGAAAAGCCCCTGAACCGGTTTGATGTTCGTCGTGTTCGTAACAGCGGTGCTGTTCGACATGGCGCCCCCTTAATCTGCTTGGCAGGGGGTAATGTAAAGTGTGTTTGTGCCGCTGCTAATCCCTTTAATGTAGAACGGGCCTTTTGGGGCTGCGATCACAATGGGAAAATTCATGCTGCCAGGTAACACGAAAGAACCGGAATTGCCGGTGCTGGCAATTGTCGGCGTCACCAGGTTGGCCGATTCAGGCGCCATCGTGACGGCTGCTTTGTCGGTTCCGGTGTTCAAAAGAATCACGTAATTTGTTTGATCGTTGGTCGATGGCGTAATCAGCAAAGCCGCTGACGCCGACGAAGTTAAATCAAGCGCATAAGTTGGCCCGCTTGGCCGGATGGCTTCAAGATTTACCATTTTTAACCCTTTCCCGTGTTTTCAAAATTATAGTGCTTACCATAGAAAAAAAGCCACCCTTTTTGGGGGCGGCCCTTTTTCATTTCATACCCTGTTAAGGCAAGAACGTCAGGTCATAACCGTAAATAAACACATCGGCGGTGGCCGCTGCGCCCTGGGCGGTAGTGTTTCGAATATACAAGGGTGTGCCTGTAATCGAATCGGTTGAAGTTGCTGCGGTCACAACCACTTTGGCGCTGGTGCTGTTGCCGGTCAACGCGTAGGCCGACTTAACAGCCGTGCCGGTGGCGCCTGGGCCGGTGTAAACAGCAAGTTGCGCGGTAGTCAGGTCAACGCTTGCATTGGCAACGATGATGCTTTGAACGCTGACGTCACCAGCCACCAAAATGGGGGCGATGGTGTCGGCGACAGAATTCAAGTTAACACCTTGGGCCGACGCAATCAGGCGCAAAGCCTGGTTGGTTGCCAAATTCGTTGGGGTGTTCGTTTGGGTTGATGCTGGCCCTGGATTGCTCATGATTTTTTCCTTAAATTTGTTTAATGAAGGGTGGCCGAAGCCACCCCGCTTTTTTTAGGCTGCAACACGGCAACCAAGTTCAGGGTACAAAGGCGCCCAACCATATAACACATCCAAACGCGTAGGAATGGAATCGTTATTAATTGTATATTGCCTCACCACACGGATGGAAAGCCCTAGGTCTTTGTCGGACGCACGGCCCGCAAAGTGAACCCCGTCGGGCAATTCGAGATCGGCCGTGGCCAGGGTCGCAAAATTCTTGTGGAAGACCAAGTTTTGCGGGCTGACTGTGCCGGTATTGTTGAAGGGCGTCACAACAGCGGTGGCGCTGGTGGTCTGCACAACAACGTTTTGGAATTGGCCGCCGGTGATGATCGCGGGCGATACAGTCACGGCCGTGCCGCCACCAGTTGCCACGGCGGTGGTTGCTTGCACAACAAAGTTGCGAAGTTTGCCGGAACCGTAGGCAGCGCGGTTTTGGGGGTTGACAGCAAACACGCCAGCGATTTGGATAACGTCGCCTTGGTTCAAGGTCAATGCAGCGGATGCCACCAGGGTGACAGTACCGAATTGCGCCCAACCGGTGGCAATGCCAAACGAAGTGGTGTTGGTGGCCACGGACAAGGTTTTACCGGCGTAAGAACCAAAAGTTTGGTTCACAACGTTTTGATCCATGTACCAGTTCATACCAGCGGAATCGCGGCCCATCATGCCTTTGGTGTATTGCTTGCCAATCACGTCGGAAGGAACAAACAAACCTTTCAGGCTGTCAACAATGGTTGCGGAAGTGAAGGGTTCCACCACGCATGAACGGCGGCCGTCGCGAGGTGCGCCTTCGCTGTCCAGGTATGCACCGGCA